CAATGCCCTCACACTCTGCCACCGCCCAATCAAGGGCAGACCCTTGTAGTTCACTTGTTTTCACTTTCATCTCACTTCTCCTCAAAGTCTTTTGCATCTAACACGGGTTTATCTATTGCTTCGTGCAGTCGATCAAGCACCATCTTCAATGACTCCAAAGTTTCAGTACCAAGGCATGGTTCGCAATACCCAGTCGGTTTGTCGTTCTCGTCGTAATACACCTCCTTAATTTCATAGAACTCATAGGTTTCACCTTCAATGACGTCCACAAATCTCACCACTCTGTTGTTCCAATACATCTCACACCTCCGCAAAGTAACAGCCGAACATCTCGGCAGGGATTGAAACAAAATACTTATGGGGGCACATTGACGTTCCATGCACGTAGCCTTGAACCTCGTCCCACCCAGTCACGTAGAACCGCTTACCGTTTGTAAGTACCACCGTATCTCCTAAATTAACTTCCATCACCCTGCCACCAATCTTTCGCATCAGGGCTTTTTGTGGGACAAACGGACTTGGTGTCCGAGTGTCCTGTTGCCCGTCGTTGTCGGTTTGGTATTGCAGGTCAAGCTCTAGTTGTTCGTTCATTTCACTCTCCATACCCGCACGTAGCGGTTTAAGTTTGCTTGCTTTGCTTCCTCTTTTTGTGTTCGGTAACGGTATGTTTTCACAGGTTTGTCTAACCGATACAAAAAGGTCTTGTCGGGGTACTTGCGTTTTAAGTAGCCACTCATATTTGATAGCGCCGTTGCCCTTTCTTTGGTATCAGGGTGTGGGTTGTTGAATATCAATTCACTCAACATTATTTTTATGCAGTCGCCCACCTCCATCTGGTCAAACGGCACATCTCCATACGCATAGACACATTGCCTGCCTCTTGGCGGTATCGGCACATTCTTCTCAATCACATACTTACTCATTGCACTTCCTCCTTTTCAAACCATTTAACTGCGATATTCCATCCATAGAATGGCCCTTGGGTTGTCCAGCTTTTTACTACTTCTTGCAAAGCGTAGAACGCATCCATCTCGTCGTTAGCAGGTACTAACATATGCTCGATGCGGTGTGGAAAGTCTTGGTCGTATAGCGTGTAACCCACTATCCAATGCCTCGGTGTTCCTGCTGGTTCTAGCCTTGTGATGTGAAGCGTCCATTGCCTCTCGTCGGGTTGTGTCATTTAACTAACCCTCCCGCTTTCGTAAACCAATAATCCCTAGCCCAAATCGCTTGAAGTAGGGACAAAAAAGCGTAGTCCATATCAATAACACCACTAGTCTTGGCACGCTTAATCGCAAACGTGGTGCGGTACTCGATGTACTCATCAAACGGCAAACCAAACATTTCTTCCTCAGTCATTTAACTAACCCTCCCTTGTTGTTGATACCCTGTGCCGCCTCTCTTGCGAACTCGGGTGTGAAGAACATTGCGCCTTGTTTGTGTGGAGTCAGCACAGTCCAGGACATTCGGACAGTCTGGGCGTTTGTCTCTCTGCAATTAACGCACAGGGTTCCTGTTTCTTTGAGAGTCTCGGGTTCAATAGAGTTCCCGCATCTCGTACAGTCATCTGATCGTATAGTCATAAGGTTGTTTCCTTTCTCGTTTTATCCGCCATACAAACACACAAACTATGCCAAAGAACCAGACAGATGCTTGATGCGATCTTTCTCGTAGTCCAACTGCGCTTGGTCGATGTAGGTAATAACCATGTAGTCAACTAGACCTTTATCCACGATTACCCACTTCATACCTTGCGGGGTTTCTTTGAGTTCTGCCTTGGCTCGGTGTGACCCGATGAAGTCTTCGATCTGTTTGAGGCAGTCGGTGTTGTGCAGATCGAACCGCTTGTGCATGACGGGTGCAGACTTGTGCAGTCGGTAGTTAATCTGCATGACCACTCCAAGGTCGGTTGGGTTGAGGTGCTTGTTCCTTGGTAGTGCCTGTTTTGCATCGAGGACAAGTGGAAGAATGTTCCGTATGTCCCTTTCTGTCGTTGTGTCCATGTCGTTTCCTAAAGGGTTTGGGTTGAAAAAGGAATATTGGGGTACTCTCGGTTTGCCCAATCTGAGGCATCACGGGTTGTCATAAACTTGTGCTGACCAAAACTGACATTACCAGCACCAGACCCGATTTTGTTGATGGTGTAGAAAATGCACCCGTTGTTGCCTTGGTGCTTTATTAGCTGAAGTTTGGTTGGTTTCGTATACATTGCCTTTGTGTCCTTTCAAAAATTGAACGGTTGTTGTGAGCGATTGCCCACTCTCTAATTATACCATAACTGTGTACAATGTCAAGTTAATGTCTAGCGTTTGTTCTGAAGTCCTTGGTAATGTTCTAAAACGGGGGTAATGTTCTATTTTTGAAAAATTTTTAGAACAATAGGTGAAATCGCTGAAACCGTTGCTGGATAAGGGTTTAAGAGTAGTTAGTTAGTATAATGTTCTAATGTCTATAAAGTCTGTAAATATGAGAGGAGCCAGTCGGAAAAATCGTTTTTCTATATCCTGCAAAAAGGGTCGTCCTCTTTCGCTTGCAAAATTTCTCAAAATCCCTCTCTCACTTAACTTGACACACTTTTTAGAACAATAGGCACTTTTCCCTTTAAAATCATATAGTTAGTATTGTTCCTTAATGTACAATCTAGAATATTCTTAGAACAATACAAGAACTTTCTCAATGAAATCAATGACTTACGATTTTCACATTGTTCTAAGTTTTTAGACGATTAGAACAAAAGGGCTACCTCGTGGATTTCAGGGGCCAATCGCCCAGTCGGGCCGAGAGTGACAAAGGACATAAGGAAAATTGATCTTTTTGTCTCTGATAAAAAAGACAAAAAATTAAAATATTCTCAGGAACTATTCGAACTGGGCTTGTCCAAGCTATATAGGGGTTAAGTGGCGCACCTCTGAAAACCCAGCCACATAATAGAGAAAGGTAACATCATGACTAAGCAGACTGTAAAGGCACCTGAGGTTAAGGCAAGCCCTTTTAATTCCGAGGTTGATCGTCAGCTTGTAACCCATGCGGCCAAAGTAGCTGAGGCCGAGATTAATCGAGCCAATGCCCTTGTATTTTATTCTCGGGAACTGGGTACAAATCCTACCCTTGATATTTGGGCCGCTGGACAAGCTAGATTTCAGGCTGGGTATCTGACTGTTCAACCAGCGATATCGGGCGAGGCCTTAAGTAAGGTTACGGGCTCATTCTTTTCTGACATGATCAAAGATTATGGGGTAGAAAGGCCTAAGTCTACTAACCCAGCCGCGTTAAAAAAATCGGCCCAGAGAGAAAAGAAAACTCTAGAATTATTGGGCAAGTATGACGGGAAAACAGAGGCCCAGTTAAACGAAGCTATTAAGGCCGATCATGTAGCTTTGGGTTCAGACCCCAGCAACAAGGAACTAACTAAGGCCTTACAAGAAAAACAAAAGGTACTCAATATTCTGACAAAGGATAGAAAAGAGGCCGAGGCCGATAAGATCAAAGTAGCAAAGGAAACAATCCGAGATCTAGTCAAGAATGCCAGCCTAGTTAGACTCGAGGCCGCTATTAAGGCCTTAAAGGGTTCGGCTAAGTAACTCGTAAGTAACTCGTAATTCGGCCCAGCTAATTAGCTGGGCTTTTTTTTGTACGGCCCGACTGGGCCGCCGTGATCAATGACCGCCAGGTGACATCTAACAAGTGATGATGACATGGGCCGCACCCCGCAAATCCGCGCCCAGCCTAGACCCCCCAGACCCCCACCCCCCAATAACAGCTTAGGGGAGGTAGGGCCTTATACATACACTGTTTTGCACGTTAGATTTCCTAAAATATCTCAAGTACCCCCCTTGCCCTTTTGGGTCCCCTGCTGACCCCCCACCCCCATATATTTTTTTGTTATCCTCGGTCTCGGGGTGGTTAGGCAGGCATCAGAGGATGTAGCCAGTGGAGTATTTTCCTGCCTTCATATCCACAGCTAGTAGCTACCAAATCTGCACCCCACCTTTAATGCGCCATACATGCACCACAATCCCACTTAATGATCCATATATAGAACATACCCCCCACCCCCCTTGCATTTTTCTCTAATATGGTATAGTTCTTCCCTATAGAAACACCCCCCTTGCATTTTTGGGTCCTATACCAAGTGCCAGTAAATATTTTTCCAGATTCAGACCATCCGATGCCTGAAACATTTAAAGATGACCAAGCCGCTTCGTTTCATGAAGAGGTCAACATCGCTGCCAATACTGCGGTTCTATTATCAGGACTGGGTATGCCGTATGAGATGACTGATGAAGACGCCATGCGTGCGAAAGAGTTATTTGAAAATGTAGAGAACCACAAGAAGGCACCAAAGCTTTCTAAAGAATTAAGCAGCCCAGGCGTAGCTCTTGCGCTCGGTGGTTATGTAGGTGAGTACGGCAAGATGGTTGTTGCTAACGCCGTGGAAACTAGGAACCTCATACAAAACAGGCTGCTAGAAATCTCTCAGTGCGGGGACCCAAAGCACGAACTAAAAGCGCTTGAGCTGCTCGGTAAGATGTCTGACGTTGGTGCGTTTACTGAGAAATCAGAACTTATAATCACACACAAAACATCCGATGAGCTGCAAGCAGCGATACGAGAAAAGATTAACCGACTGCTGCATAGCGACATTATTGATGTGGATCCCATAAGCGATGGGCTAGAAGAAGAACTTAACTTACTAGAAAACGACGAAGTAGAACAAGAGCCTGAAGAACCATCGGAAGACGATGAGCCAGACAGCAAGTAAAGAAGAGCTGCAGGCCATCCTGCAGAATCTAGACAACATCCCAGAGGCCCATCTGCAAGACCTCTATAAAACACTTGCCGAATACGAACACATACATAAGAAGGAAAGCGCTGAGAAGAACTTCATGGAGTTCGTAAAGCGAGTCTGGCCTAGCTTCATTGGGGGTCGGCATCACCAGAGAATGGCCCGAGCGTTTGAAAGAGTAGCAAACGGGGAAATTAAACGCCTTATTATTAATATGCCGCCCCGACACACTAAAAGCGAATTTGCGTCTTACCTGCTTCCGGCGTGGTTTTTAGGCAGATTCCCCGGCAAAAAAGTCATTCAGACCTCCCACACTGCTGAGCTTGCTGTGGGCTTTGGTCGTAAAGTAAGGAACCTAGTAGATGCTGAACCATATAAGGAAATATTTCCAGGAGTTGCCTTGCAAGCTGACTCTAAAGCTGCTGGCAGGTGGGCGACTAACGGTAGGGGAGAGTATTTCGCTATCGGTGTTGGGGGTGCTGTCACGGGTAAAGGTGCTGACCTCCTTATTATTGACGACCCGCACTCAGAACAAGAAGCTACCCTTGCTGAAATCAACCCCGAAATCTACGACAAAACCTACGAGTGGTACACCTCAGGCCCAAGACAGCGACTCCAACCAGGCGGATCAATAGTAATAGTGATGACTCGGTGGTCCAAAAAGGACTTGACCGGGCAGATACTAAAAAGTTCCGTACAAAGAAGTGGTGAAGAGTGGGAAGTTATTGAGTTTCCTGCACTTTTACCGTCTGGAAAACCACTATGGCCTGAGTTTTGGCCCCTAGAAGAGCTTGAAGCACTTAAAAATGAGCTGCCAAACAGCAAATGGATGGCTCAGTACCAGCAAAACCCCACATCAGAGACCAGTGCTATTGTTAAAAGGGAGTGGTGGCAGGTTTGGGAAGAAGACGACCCCCCTTGGTGTGAGTTTACCTTGATGGCATGGGACACGGCGTTTGAAAAATCCAATCGTGCTGACTATTCAGCCTGTACAACATGGGGCGTATTCTATAAACCAGACGATGCGGGCAACACACAAGCTAATATCATCCTACTTAATGCCTTCCGAAAGCGCATGGAGTTCCCAGAACTAAAAAAAGTTGCTTTAGAACAGCATCAAGAGTGGGAACCAGACTCAACAATCATTGAGAAAAAGGCATCCGGTGCCCCTCTAATATATGAGATGCGTGCTATGGGTATTCCGGTACAAGAATTTACGCCTAGCAGAGGTAACGACAAGATTTCTAGACTTAACGCTGTATCTGACTTATTTGCTTCTGGTAAAGTATGGGCACCAAATACACGTTGGGCTGAAGAGGTTATTGACGAGGTCGCAAGTTTCCCTGCTGGTGAACACGATGACTATGTTGACTCCGTGTCTTTGGCTCTTATGCGCTTTAGAAAAGGCGGATACATTAAAACTTCCCTCGACGAAGAAGACGAGGTTCAATACTTTAAGAGCCGCCGCTATGCGGGTTACTACTAAGGATACAAAATGGCAATCGACAAAGCACTAAATCAGGCCCCTTTAGGATTAGATGAAGAATTACCGCTTGGGCAAGAACTGGAGCCGGCTTTTGAAATTGAGATAGAAGACCCCGAACGAGTAAGTATTAAGGCCGGGGGCCTTGAAATCGAGATTGAAAAAGAGGACATAGACGACGAGTTCAACGAGAACTTAGCAGAAAAGCTTGATGAAGATGTGCTTACCGAGCTTGCTGGTGACTTATTAGGCGAAGTTCAGGCCGATTCCGACTCTCGCAAAGACTGGGTGCAGACGTATGTAGATGGCCTAGAGCTGCTTGGTCTAAAGATTGAGGAAAGAACAGAGCCGTGGCCTGGGGCTTGTGGTGTTTACCACCCCCTGTTGTCCGAAGCGCTTGTGAAGTTCCAGTCCGAGACAATAATGGAGACTTTCCCTGCGGCGGGTCCAGTCAAAACGTCCATATTGGGCCAAGAAACTATAGAAAAAGTTGAGGCGGCTCAACGGGTTAAAGAAGATATGAACTACCAGCTCACCGAAGTTATGGTTGAGTACCGGCCTGAGCACGAGCGGATGCTTTGGGGCCTCGGGCTTTCAGGAAATGCGTTCAAGAAAGTCTATTTTGACCCTAACTTAGACCGTCAGGTGTCTCTATTTGTTCCCGCTGAAGACATCATCGTGCCTTATGGTGCATCAAGTCTTGAAACTTCCGAGCGTGTCACCCACGTGATGAGAAAGACAAAAAATGAGCTGCGGAAACTTCAAGTCATGGGGTTTTATAGTGACGTAGAACTCGATGACCCTGTTGATACGCTTGATGAAGTAGAAAAGAAGATCGCTGAGCAGATGGGCTTTAAGGCAACTCAGGATGATCGGTACAAGATCCTAGAAATACATACATATTTAGACCTGCCAGGCTACGAAGACAAAGATGAGAAGGGTAAAGAAACAGGAATTGCCCTGCCTTATGTAGTAACTATTGAAAAAGGCACCGAAACAGTCCTAGCCATCCGTCGTAATTATCATCCCGACGACCCCAACAAGCAAAAAAGGAACCACTTTGTACACTATGGCTATGTACCTGGATTTGGTTTTTATTGTTTTGGCCTTATTCATCTCATTGGTGCTTTTGCCAAGTCCGGCACCTCGATACTCCGTCAGCTTGTTGATGCTGGTGTTCTTTCTAACCTGCCTGGCGGCTTTAAAACTAAGGGCCTTAGGGTAAAAGGAGACGACACTCCGATTGCTCCAGCAGAATTTAGGGATGTGGATGTGGCGTCTGGCACCATAAAAGACAACATCATGACTCTTCCCTACAAGGAACCGAGCCAAGTTCTGTACACCCTGCTTGGGACAATTGTTGAAGAAGGGCGGCGGTTTGCTTCAGCGGCTGATCTTAAAGTATCAGATATGAGCGCTCAAAGCCCAGTAGGTACCACATTAGCTATATTAGAAAGAACTCTAAAAGTAATGAGTGCGGTTCAAGCCCGTATTCATTACGCCATGAAGCAGGAGTTCAAACTTTTAAAGAACATCATCCGTGACTATACGCCTGATGATTATGACTACGACCCGATGGAGGGCCCACCCCGTGCAAAAAGATCCGACTACGATATGGTTGAGGTCATGCCGGTATCGGATCCCAACTCGGCAACAATGTCTCAGAAGGTTGTCCAGTATCAAGCAGCCCTTCAACTAGCTCAAACCGCACCCCAGCTATATGACCTTCCTTTGCTGCACCGCCAGATGTTGGAAGTGTTGGGGATTCGTAACGCCGCTAAATTAGTACCCATCGAAGATGACCAAAAGCCAAAAGATCCGGTATCAGAAAATATGGACGCCCTTAATGAAAAGCCCCTCAAAGCTTTCATTTATCAAGACCATGCGGCGCATATTACGGTTCACATGACTATGCTTCAGGACCCTGTGACGCTACAGATCCTGCAACAAAACCCTAAAGCCCAACAGATTGCGGCAAACATGATGGCACACATCATGGAGCATTTTGCCTTCCAATACCGCAAAAACATTGAAGAGAAGCTTGGCGTTCCATACCCTGCCCCAGATGAAGAGATGCCCGAGGATATGGAGGTTGAGATTTCAAGACTCGCAGCCGCTGGTGCCCAGAAGCTCCTTCAAGCTAATCAAGCCATGATGTCTCAACAAAAAGCGCAACAAGCAGCGCAAGACCCGATTGTGCAGATGCAGCAACAAGAGCTTCAACTTAAAGCGGCTGAGCTACAGCGCAAAGCACAAAAAGATCAGATGGACGCTCAGCTCAGGATGCAACAGCAACAGATCGAACAGCAAAGAATTGCTACCCAGGCTGAAGTTGAGGGGGCTAAGCTTGGCGCCCAAGTCGCAAAAGATCGGACTCAACAAGAGTTTGACGAAGCCACCCGTGCAGTTGATACGCAGATTAAAGGGGTGGAATTGGGTCTAAAAATGGGGGAAAAAATGATGCCCCAACAACCTAAAGGTGAGTAAATGGACGCGTTAAAGTATTTGTCAGACCAGCTACAGGAAGAACGCAATCGTATAGCGGAGGACCTGTCCGACGGTAAGGCAAAAGACCACGGCGAATATAAGTATTCCTGTGGGGTTGTGCGGGGGCTATTGATAGCCAATAGCTACGTTAATGAACTTTCAAAAAGGTTGGAACAAGACGATGAGTGAAATACTGATTGGGTCTACAAGCGATCCAAACGAAGCAACAGTGTTACCTGAGACGCCAGAGCAAAAAGCAAAACAGCTTCCAGATCCGTCTGGTTATCGCATTCTCTGTGCTATTCCTGAGATTGAAGACGCCTACGACAGCGGCTTAATTAAAGCTGACACAACTGTGAGGTATGAAGAGCTGTTAACCACAATTCTTTTTGTCATCAAGATGGGTCCAGATTGTTACAAAGATAAAGAAAGATTTCCTTCTGGGCCTTGGTGCAAGCAGGGTGACTTTATTTTGGTTCGTCCACACGCAGGAACACGGGTAAAGATTCACGGGCGGGAGTTCCGCATTATCAACGATGACGCTGTCGAAGGGGTTGTAGAGGATCCCCGAGGCATTAGTCGCGCATAAAGGAGTTAATCATGGCAGAAAAAGATAATATCCAAGAACAAGAACAAGAACAAGAAGTTGATCTTGAGGCTAAAGAGAATGATGTTGAGCTTGAGATAGAAGACGATACCCCAGAGCAAGACCGTGGGCGTCAGCCTTTACCTAAAGAAATGGTTCAAGAGCTTGAAGAAGATGAGCTTGAAGACTATTCCGAGAAGGTAAAAACCCGTCTCAAGCAGATGAAAAAAGTCTGGCACGACGAGCGCCGTGAAAAAGAACAAGCGCTGCGTGAACAGCAAGAAGCAATTAACTTGGCCCAGAAGCTGGTTGAGGAGAATAAAAACCTCAAAGGCCGACTAACTGAAGGTGAGAAATCTTTAATTACCACGGCTACTAGCGCTGCTGAATTAGAGATGGAAATGGCAAAACGAGCTTATAAAGAGGCTTATGATTCTGCCGACACCGACAAAATGGTTGATGCCCAGGAGAAGCTAAATAATGCAAGTTACCGTCTCCAAAGATTAAAAGGCTATCGGCCCCCTTTACAACAAGAAAATAATAGTGTACAAACTCAACAAGCGCAGGTTCAACAGCCGCCTCGCCTTGACCCAAAAACTGAAGACTGGCGCAAACAGAACACTTGGTTCGGTCAAGATGAGGAAATGACAGCAGCGGCTCTTGGCTTGCATCAGAAATTAGAAAAACAGTACGGTGCTCAATACATTGGTACTGACGAATATTGGAAGACGGTCGATAAGACCATAAGAAAACGTTTCTCTGATTATTTCGGAGATGACGATGAAGCGGTAGAGGCTAAACCTCAACGCACAGCAGCTACGGTTGTAGCACCGGCGTCTCGCAGCACCGCCCCCAAAAAAGTGGTGTTAAAACAGTCGCAGTTGGCGCTTGCCAAAAAACTTGGACTCACTCCTGAGCAATATGCAAGGGAATATGCGAAAACGATGGGAGCTTAATCATGGCTGAAAATAGAATTACACGTGAACTTGAATCTCGCTCTAATAAAGAGCGTCCCAAATCTTGGCAACCTGCTTCGACACTACCGGAGCCGGACAAACAACCTGGATATGCGTACCGTTGGGTCCGTGTTTCTATGATTGGAAAAGCCGACGCTTCAAACGTGTCGTCAAAGCTGCGTGAGGGATGGGAGCCTGTAAGGATTGAAGAGCAGCCTCAGTTTAAGGCAATCGTTGATCCAAACAGCACGTTCAAAGAAAACATTGAAGTATCAGGTTTGTTGCTTTGCAAGATTCCTGAGGAGTTTATGGATCAACGCCGAGACTATTTTTCAAAGAAAAACCGTGCTCAAATTGACTCTGTAGACAACAATTTTATGAGAGAAAACGACCCAAGGATGCCTCTCTTTAGTGAGAAAAAATCCAAAACGTCGTTTGGTAAAGGTATTTAACTTTTTAGGAGTTTAAAATGGCTTATCCTACTGTTAGCAAGCCTTATGGCTTGCAACCGGTCAATTTGATCGGCGGTCAGGTCTTTGCCGGAGCAACTCGCTACCGTCGTATTGCCAGTGCTTATGCAACGGCAATCTTCTATGGCGATCTGGTGAAACTGACAACGGACGGCACTATTGTTCTGGCTAATGAAACCACCACAGGTCCTTCTACGGGATTTGCTGGCGTTTTCCTCGGCTGCACATATACCGACCCCACAAGTAATCAAGTTCGTTTCCAACAGTATTATCCTGGTGGCATCACGCCTCCT